GAGCGCTGGAGGTGGGTCAGCGCGAGATGAAGATGAGCTTGGGTTGAGCTTTTGTCCACGCAAAGCGTGGACAAAAGCTCCCCCTGATGGAGATGCTAGGGCTCCTTCCTCCTAGTCAGTTCTGGGGACTGTATCCCCTGAGGTAAACGAAATTTGCTCGCAAATTTCGTTTACAGAGCACGAACAGTGGCCGCTCTGCCACAGAGAGGAGGGCGAGGCAATAGTGCTGCTCGCCCCAGCTAAAGGATGAATAGCTGTGGCTAATCAACTTCTTACTATCAACCTGATTACGCGGGAAGCAGTCAGGCTCTGGAAGAATAGCAATGCGTTCTTACAGAATGTGGATATGCAGTATGACGACTCGTTTGCGATGCCGGGCGCGAAGATCGGCAATACGCTGCGGATCAGACTGCCGAACGACTACATTGTGACGACCGGCCCTGCGCTGTCTGTGCAGGATACGGCAGAACAGAATACCACGCTTACGCTGGCGACCCAGAAGCATGTCGATATTGCGTTTACTACGCAAGAGCGGACCATGCAGCTGGACGACTTCTCACGGCGGGTGCTGGCTCCGGCAGTGAATAATCTGGCCGGTTCGGTGGCAATGGATATTATGTCCGGCGCTGAAGGCGGCATCTGCAATTTTGTGGCAAACCAGGACGTGAGCAATAATATTCTGAGCCCGATTGCAGCAACTTATCTGCTGGCGGGTGCTAACCTGGATAATAATTCGGGTCCAATTGAGAACCGGAAGGTAGTTAATAATCCGGTCACTGAAGCGAGGATGGTTGCCACGCTGGCCGGTCTGCTTAATCCGGCTCCGGAGATCGGCAGGCAGTATATTACTGGGCGGATGTACGATGCGCTCGGTTTCATCTGGATGAAAGACCAGACTGTTATTACACATACCAATGGGACGTTGGCGCAGGCTTCGCTCACGGTCAATGGTGCTAATCAGACGGGTTTGAATATTACGGTGACGGCGGCTGCGGCTACGCTTGCAGTGGGCGACATTGTTACTATTGCGGGCGTGTTCAAGGTCAATAGGATTACGAAGCAGACAACTGGACAGTTGGAGCAGTTTGTTGTGACAGCGCCGCTTGGCGTTGGTGGGACTACGCTCTCGCTGTATCCGGCAATTGTTCCGCCAGCTGGCGGATTGCCCGTCCAATACCAGACTGTGACTGCAAGCCCGGCGAATGGTGCTGCTGTTAATCCGACAAACGGGTTGGCGGCTAGTAGTGTTTACCGAAAGAACTTCGTGTTTGCTCCTGAGGCTGTTACGCTGGCGACCGCAGATCTGGAGACTCCTGAGGGGGTACATGCGGTGGCACGAGAGCAGTTCGATGGCGTTAGTATGAGAATGATCTCGGATTACTTCATTGGGACGGACCAGCTGATTACCAGACTGGACGTGCTCTATGGGTATCTGTGGATCAGGCCGGAGTGGGCTGTTGTAGTTGCAGATGTGATTTAGCCACGATCTTTGATCGTGGCTAAAACACGGTTTCAGCCTCCACGTTTTGGTTCTACTAGTCAAAACGTGTGGCTGGATGGGTTGGAGAATATGGGAGGCCAATTCTGGCCTCCCGAGCCAGAGGAGGAGGATATGCCGGAAGTCGGTGCTAAGTACCCGATGATGCTCTACGAGGGAAGTAGAGAGGTGATTGTGTATGATGATGAGGAGTATGAAAAGGCGCTTAAGCATGGGTTTGCTGAGCACCCTTCTAAACCGCAGGGGACTTCGCCTCCTGATGGGACTGAGCCGCCCGATGAGGAGAAACCGCCAGCGAAGCTGCCGCCAATCGTGAAGGATGTTCCATACCTGTCGCAGAAGGGTGATCTGTTGACTTGTACGATGGGGAACTGGACAGGCGAGCCTACCAGTTACAAGTATCAATATAGGAGGGATGGCGAGACGACTATTGGGACGGGGTCCAATGAGTATGTCATTACTCCTACTGATGTGGGGAGTAGGATTGACTGTGTGGTGGAGGCGAGCAACGCGGTTGGAAAGACGTCTTCGACCTCCAATGCGGTTGTTGTGACTGAGCCTGGACAGCCTGAACAGCAGCCGGAGAAGCTGTCGCAACAGGCTCCTGCTCAGCAGAGGGCGACTGTGTCTGTGCAGCGGACAGTGACTGTGACACCACCTGCAACAGCTACTAAGGTAACTGCTGCTGCACCGCCGCCTCCTAAGGCTTCTGCTCCGACATCGCCAGCGACTAGGACTGTGCCGCCTCCTGTGTCTGCGCCACCAGCACCGAGACAGGAGACGCAGACGACGAAGCCCGTAGCCAAGCCTGCTGTGCCGCCGAAGAAGTAGGAGAGGAAGGTGCCGAAAATACTGGAGGACGCGGTTAAGGCGATCAAGAAGAGTAGTCCAGGGGTTAATCCCTGGGCTGTAGCGACGTCCTCTCTTCAGAAGGCGGGAGAGCTGAAGAAGGGGACAAATAAACCGACTGAAAAGGGTGTGAAGCGTGGCGAGATGACTCGCGCGCAGAGACATAAGGAGAGGTGAGATGCCGCGAAGAGGAAGAATGAGTTCGGTGTACTCTGTCTATCATGCGTTGGAGGATAAAGGGCTGTTTGAGACGAATAAGGCCAATGCTCAGGCAGTGAACAATGATGGGCTCTCCATTTATGATGGGCCTGTTGAGTATCCGAAGATGTTGTATCACCCGAAAGGGGAGATGTATTGCATTACGCAGGGCATCATGGTCACGGATCGGGATAACCGGCCTGTGTATGATGAGGCGGGGAAGCCGAAGTATGCGGGTGCGATATGGGGCGTGAAGAATATCACTGTGGATACAGAAACGCAGGAAGCTGAGCTGGTGAGCGAGGGATGGCACTTCACGGAGGCGCAAGCTCTAAGAGCTAATCCGGATACATCTCATAAAGCGCCGCCCAAGAGCCAAGCCGAACTCCAGAAAGAGCGGATTGCCGAGCTGGAGAAGAAACTCGCCGAGTCAGAAGCACGGGCTGGGACGCAGCCTGTTAAGGCTGCGGCACAGACCAAGGTAGCATAGTATGGCCCAGATCACTCCTTTAGCGACGTCTGTGAATGATATTTGCATGGCTGCGCTGAAGGAGTGTGGCGCAGTTGGGCAGGGGCAAACTCCGACTGGAGAGGATCTGACGGACGCGTGGACTAGATTTCAGTGGATGTTACAGGAGTGGGGTGAAGACTCTATGTTGGTGTGGAGGGAGCAGACTATTACTGTGCAGTCTGTGAATGTTGGGCTGTTGCCGGTTGATCTGGATCAAGGGACTCCGGTTAAGCCGGTCTATTATTTTCCTGTGGGGCCTGGAGCTGGGGCGTTGGGCGGGTTTGAGACAGGGCCGAATAATGTGACTGTGACTCCGACGCAGGCCATCTCTGCTGCGCCGAGGCGGCTTAAGAGGGCGTTTCTGAGGCAGTCGACTATGGGTGGATTGCCTATTGATTATCCGCTGGCTAAGTTAGATTCGATGGGAGACTATTCGAGGATTGCGCTGAAGGGGATGGTCAGTTTTCCGGGAATGTACTATTATGACTCGGATTGGCCGATGGGTAGGCTGTTTCTTTACCCGCTGCCGAATGATGCGATTTATGGTGTTGGGATAGTTATGAGGGATCAGCTCCCAATTCAGTTTGTAACGGATGCTGATGTAATTGAGCTGCCATTTATTTATTTTAATGCGTTCTATACTAATTTGGCGCTAAGGCTGAGGCCGTCGAAGGGGCTGAGGAGCTTTCCAGGGGATAATTTGCCGGAGCTGGCGAAGGGCGCTAGGGCGGCAATAAAGAATACTTCTGTGCAGATCGCGCAACTTGAACTGCCGCAGGAGTTGAGAAGGCCGGGAATGTACAACATATTCTCGGACAGGAGTTATTGAGGCTAGCGCCTCAATAACTCTGAAGTAGTGTAGTGCAACAACAGTCCTTCAGGCTCCTTGAGCCTGCAAGGCGAAAGGAGCCTGAAATGACTATTCGTGTTCTGCCTGATACGCCCGTCAGCAATACCATTACGGCGCTGGCAGGTGGTGCTCTAACGGCTGCGACACCGCTGCTGAATACGGGGATGAATGAGATTGATACAGTGGTTACGACGGGTGACTCCGTTGTAATGCCGCCTGCTGTTATGGGCTTTCTTGTCTGGGTCAATTGCCAGAATACGGCGGCAGGGCTGTCTGTGAAGATCTTGGCGCAGGCAAACCCGTTCAACGGTGGGCAGCTGGATCAGTTCGTGGCGCACGGTGCTGTGACATTCACGGCGGGTGCAACTGGGCTGGTGCTGCTGAATGGCCACTGCTCTCTATTCATCTGCACGACGCAGGGCATCTGGAAGCAGGTCGGCGACTTCTCCTAAAAAGTTTGGGCAAGACAAGCTTGCCCAAACTTTAACAACTCTAACTGCCTGGTCAGGTTCCTTGAGCCTGAAAGGCGAAAGGAACCTGAAATGCCTGGTTCACACTTGGCTTATCTGCCCTCTTTTCAATCGCAGAGAGGGGCGACACTAGTAGATGCACAAGATCTTGGTAAGTTCTTTAATATGGTGCTGGGTGCGCAGAGCGGGGTTGTGGCGCATCCTGGAGGTGGGATACCACTGGCCGCTCCACTGCAATATGGGTTTAACTCGGTGGATACGGTGGCGACAGCAGCGGACTCGGTGATGCTGCCTCCGGCCATCATCAATGGGTGGGTGTGGGTGTTTAGTGGTGGCGCTGCGAGTATGAATATCTATAATACGCAGGCGAACCCGCAGAATGGTGGAGTGACTGATGTCATTGTGCCGCATGGTGCCGCGGCGGCAAATGGTGGAGCTGTGGCGATTGCGTTGGCTGTCGGACACTGCTCACTGTTTGTGTGCGTAACGCTCGGCAAATGGAA